TCAGCTATCAATCAGTCCGTGATTTCGTAGCGCGATCAACACACTGGCAATCGCACTTCGCGCCTCGGCATCCACCGTCGCACCGCCGACGGGTGCCGCCACCGCCGCCTGCTGGGCCGCAACCACCTGCACGCCGTCGATCCGCACACTGCGCACGGCCAGCACGCCGGTCGTCCACACGCCATCCGCCCGGCGCACGGTCGTCGCATCGGCGATCGACCAGACGACCATCCCCTCGATCGGCGCGACGAAGCGCCATCCCCCTGCGGTCCACCCAGCCAGCGCCTCCGCCTGCCCGCTCCACGCCCCGATCGGCGCAGGTCCGACGATCCAGCATTCCGCCACCGCCGGGCTCGTCGGGGGCGTATCGAGGCCGACCGCGATCACCGCGGCCTGCACCGCAAGATCGAGCCGGGCGAGCGCCTCGTTATGGAAGGTTTCCTTCTGTGCCTGTCCGGGCTCCAGATACGGCAGCGCCAGCCGCGCCGATCGTGCGTCGCTCATCGTCATCGTCTCCTCACAAGGTTCGGGTCGCCGGGGCGGACAGGCCGTTGCTGCCGATCTGCTGTACGGTGAGCGTGATCGGCCCGGCGGCGCGTTCCCCCGGCGTCGCTTCGATCCACGGTTCCGTCACAGTTTGCGTGCGCGATACGCTGCTCGCCGACAGGATCGTCACCCGGTACGCCTCGGCTTCCTCGCCCAGCGGCGCGTCGCTCCCGTCGCGCCAGCGCCACCCGCTGCGGCTGCGGCGCACCCACGACAGCCGCGCGCCGCCGCCTGCCAGCGATACCGCCGCCAGATGCACCGGTGACGGCGGCACCATCGCAGCGCCCGTCAGCGACACGGTCGCCTCCACCGGCCCCGCCGCATCGCCCACCCCGCTCGCCATCACGCGCACCGGCATCCCCGGCGCGGCCGTGGCCAGGTTCAAAGCGACTGCCGCGCCGTCCTCAATCAGGACGAACCGCGCCCCCGCGCCATGCGCCGCGCCGATTGTGCCGCGCCGCGCGCGGTGCAGCCCGCTCAGCCGCCAGCGCGTCGCATCGATCTGCACCGCGCTTTCGAATTGCACCAGTTCGCCGCCGATCAGCGCCAGGTTCGCGCCACGATCGATCGCTGCCACGGAAACGCTCTCCAGCGCCATCGCGTAATGTGCCAGCACGACCTCCACCGCGCTCCGCCGATCGACTAGGATGGCCGACCCCGCCCCCGACCCGACCGCTACGCTGCCGATCGTCGCGGGCGACGCGGTCGTCCCCGCCGCGATCCAGCTTATCCCGTCGTCGAGACTGTACAGCAGCGCCGCGCGCCGCCACCCCGGCGCGCTCCCCGCCGCCACGATCGTCAGCCGCGGCGCGCCTGGCAAAGTCTCGTCGAGCGCAGGCGTTTCGAAGGCGTGGACGATCGTCGTCCCCGCCACCACGTCGGGTGCACCCAGCACGCGGCCTCCGGTTGCCGCCATGCTCAGCACTGCCGGGACGACGGGAGTCAGTTCCAGCGTCACCGCCATCCGCTCCAGCGTTGCCGAAACGACGCGCCACACGCCGCTTTCGCCCGCGATCGTCACGGCGGCACCCGGCGGGATCGCCATCGCCGACGCATCGGTCGTCACCCGCCGCCGCACCCGCGCACCCTCCGCGCGCGCCAGCCGCGTCTCCGCCATCGCCTTTGCGGCGGTGGCAGACAGCGCGGCGGGCAATTCGATCCGCTCGGCACGCACGCCCGCGCCCGGCCGCCGCGCCTGCTGCACCCCGATCTGCCAGTCGCGCAGCGGATCGTAATGCGCCAGCGCGATCGTGCGCGGCACCGTCTCCAGCGGCTGCACCGTCCGCGCGCGCCGCAAGCCTCCGCTGCCATCATCGGCAACGGGTATCGGGGCTTCGGGCTCGTCCCGCATGGCCAGGCCGTCGCCTGTCGGCACGAACCAAGCCCCCGCCGCCTCGGCCAGCGTCTCCAGCACGCCGCGCGCGCTGTCCCCCGCGCTCGAAAAGCCGTCGAGCGTAGCCCCCGGCCCCGCACCCACGATCGCCCCGCCGCCGATCTCCGCCGCGATTCTGCCGATCGCTACGGGTGCGGCATCGGCGATCACCTCGAACGTCAGCGACGGGATGCGATTGCCATAATCGGCAAGCTGCAGGTTCTCGAACACCGCATAAGCGATACCGCGATGCGCCGGGGCCAGCGCGATCCCTTCGGCACTCGCGATCAGCGGATCGGGCATCTGCCCTTCGCCGCCGGTGTGCAGCCGGAACCCCGTCATCGCCTTCCAGTCTCCGCCCGCCCCGCGCAGCAATTTGCCCTCGGCCCAGATCCGCCCCACCCCCACGATCGGCCGCCCCGACAGCGCGACCGCGAACGAGGCCGAATAGCTGTAAGTTGTCGTCGTCGGCTGCCCCTTGCCGCTGCCGCTGGACCCGCGCGCCTCGATCAGATCAGTCGACCAGATCACGCACCCCGCCACCCGCATCGTCCCGTAAATCTTGGGGATTTGCGTGCCATAGGACGAAGTGTGCAGCGCCAATTCGGTCAGTCGCGGCCCCTGCCGCCCCTTCGGCCGGAACAGCACCGTCCGATCGAACACCTGCCCGACCACACCGCCAATCGCACCCCCGATCGGCCCCCCGATCGCACTCCCGACCGCGGTAAGCACCAGCGTCGCCATAGAAGCCTCCTGCAAGTCCTCCCCGGCACGGGGAGGGGAACCGCGCGCTTCTTCAGCGCGTGGTGGAGGGGGCTCCCCGCAAGCGACACCGCCCGCGGCGAACCCCGTCTACTATTTCGTGGTCCCCCGCCCCGTCCCGGAGCGGATTTCGTGATCGCCCACCCGCCACGCCGCGATCACCGGCCACGGCACCGCGCCGGGCCGCTCCACCACCCGGCGAAGCCCGGCATCGGCATGAATGATCCCATCCGCGCTGCGAATCGCGAGATGCAATTGCCCCGGCCCGGCGCGCAGCAGCAGCAGGTCGCCCGGTGCCGTCCCGTCCGCCGCCGTCAGTCCGGCAACCGCAAAACCGCGCGCATCCCCGGTGCGCAGCGCATAGCCTTCCGGCACCGGCCCGGTATAGCAGCCCGCGCGTAGCGCCGCCGCCGCCAGCCCGACGCAATCCAGCCCGAACGCCGGATCACGCCCCTGCGCGCGAAACCGCACGCCGATCAGCGCACGCGCCGCCGCCTCCACCGCGCTCACGCGCCGGGATACCGCGTCAGCAGGTCGATCCCCGGCAGATACGGCTCCCCGCGAAAATTCGCGACATTCCCGAACCGCGCCGCGCAGGTCGCCACGCTCTTGTCGCACCCCTCGCCGATCTCGACCAAAGTCCCCGGCGCAATCGCAAACGGCGGCAGCACGCGCAGCGTCGCCACCGCCCCCGCCGACCGCGCCACCGCGCTTTCCAGCCCGCAATTCGCGCCGCCCAGCCAGCGCAAGGCACCCCCGCCCCAGCCGTTCGCCACCGGCTCGCTCACGTCGAGCGTCACGTCCACGCCCGCGACCGACACGACCCGAACAAAGCCGCGCCGCCCCGCCATCGCCACCCGGCACCGCCGATCGCCCAGCTCCGCGCGACATTCGGGCGCGGTCTCCTCCGCCACCGCCCGGTCGAGCGCCGCCGCCGCCCCGCGCAATTCGGCGGTGAAGCCCCGCTCGTCCAGCGCCACCTCGCCGACCGTCCCCGCCCCCAACGCCACCCGGTCGCCGAGCGTCGCCCAGTCGATCGCGAACATCTCCACGCGCGCCCCGTCCCACCGCCCGGCGAGCAGATCGCGCTCCGCAATCGCCACCGACGACAGCGCGCCCGCCACGTCCATCGTATCCGCCTCCAGCCCGTCGCTCCGCACGATCGCGCTCGGCGCCATCCCCGGCGCGGCGCGGTGCAGCAGGCCATCGATCAGGAGATCGCGATCATGATCGGTCAACCCGATCGCCACCCCATCCCGCCGCTCGACGCGCCAGCACAAGGCGATGCTGGTCAGAATGTCGGTCATATGCCCCCCTTTAATCCTCCCCGTTCACGGGGAGGGGGACCGCCAGCCTTCTTCAGGCTGGTGGTGGAGGGGGCTCTCCACCAGCGACACCGCCTGCGGAGAGCCCCCTCCACCATTCGCGTGAAGAACGCGAATGGTCCCCCTCCCCGTGCCGGGGAGGAATTCACTCCCGCACTTCCACCAACGGCACCGACGCCGCCGCCCCCGCCAGAAACGTCGCGCGCGTCACGCTCAGCCGGTCCTCGGCGAACCGCACCGGCACATCGAACGTGAAGCTCGCCGTCACCACAGCACCCGAAGCAGGCGGCGCATCGAGCACCACCTCCCCCGCCACCACCGAAAACGCGAAACTCGCCACGCCCCCGACCGCGACCGAAACGCTCCCCGCCACCGGCCGCGTGATCCGCCGCGTCGCGTCGCCATAGCGCTTCACCAAGGCGAACCGCCGCGCGATCCCGTCACCGACCCCGATCACCTCATCCACGCCCGCAAAATCGAACGGATCGCGCAACCGAAACCCCCGCGCCGCGCCCATCCGCGCGCGGAAAAACGCCAGCAGCGCCGTGATATCCGCCTCGCTCCGCACCCCCGGCCCCACGTCGTAGCGCGTCCGCGCCTCCGCCCAGCCCGCGTTCCGCGTCTCGCGCCCGCCCGCGCTCGTCACGATCGCGGTCGCATATTCGGGCGCGACCTCCACCTCGCGCCCCAGCGCCAGCGGAAACAGCACATCGTCGAATGCCTCCACCTCGTCCTCCCCGGCATCCCATCTGGTAAATCCATCGCGCGTCACCTGCGGCAGCGCCCAGACATAGGTCCGCCGCACCCCGCGCCGACGCGCCACCTCCGCCGCCGCCGCGATCGCGCCCCACTGCGCCGCATCCTCGGGCCGCAGCACGAAGCCCGACAGATAGTCCTGCGCCCCCACCGGATAGCCCAGCCGCGCCTCCGCCAGCGCCACGCCCTCCGCGCTGGAGGCAGTGTCCCCCGTCGCCGCCCAGTCGTAATCCTCCAGTTGCAGCACATCGAACGCAGGGCTCGCCCAGCCGGCCGGCATGTTCGCGCGCTTTGCCTCGGGCGCGGCGCGATCGAGCACCGTCGGCAGATACGTCAGCAAATGCGTCGTGCACGTCGGATGGTCGGCCTTCACCGCCGCCACCAACGCCGCGGTCGATGCCGCCAGCGCCGCGCCCGCACGATCGAGCGTCGCGCGCGCGTCGGCGCTCTGCGGCCCGCGGATCGTCGGCAGTTCGACCGGCGCAAACGCCGCCACTGCCGCCGCATCGTACAGGCACGGCCGCCCGTCGGGCATCGTCCACCACCACGGCTCGCCGACCTGAAACTCCGGCGCCAGCCCCGCCGCCGTCCCGATCGCCACGAACGCGCGCGCCACCGCCTGCAGATACGCCATCGCGCCGCCATGCGCAGGCGACAGCAAGGTCGACGGCGGCACCCACCCCGTCAGCGCCGGCGCACCATCGAACGCGCGCTGCTTCCAGTCGCCCCAGCAATGCGCGTCGAACAATTCGTAGCTGAGCGACCAGTTCACCCCGAACCCGAGCGCCGCCGCGCGCGCCGCAAAGTCGCGATGCCACGCCGCACACGCGCTGTTCAGCGCACCCCCCGTCAGACCGACGAACAGCCCCTCCGACACGGCTTCGAGCCGAAAATAATGGCTCATCCCCACATAATGGACGATCGTCTCGCGATACCCCAGGTGCAGCGCGTTGCGCAGCAGCCGCGCGGGCGTCAGATTGTAACTGTCGTCATAGCCGCTCGCGATCCCGATGCCGTGCTCGGGCAGCACGACATCGCCGATCCCGATCACCGATCCCGGCCCGTCGCAGACGATATCGGTCAGCTCCGCCCACCCCTCCGCCGGTGCCGCCAGCATCGCATCCACGCCGGTATAATCGGGCGGCACGAGCGAGACGAACATCCGGTCGATATCCCCCGCCCACACCGGATCGGCCTCGTCCGGCAACAGAAACCCGCCCACCACATCGCCGAAGTCGATCGAGACCAGCGCATCCTCCGGCGAGCCGACCGCATAATTCCACAACCGCACATACCAGGCGCGCGGAGCCCCCGCCGCATCGCGCCCCTCGATCGTCAGCACCGGGCCGTTGATCGCATCCAGCGCGCGCACGCCCCCCGATCGCCAGCGAAACCGCAGGCGACAGTCGCGAAAGTCGCGCACCGTGTCATAGCGCAGCAACGGATGATCGAACCGATCCTCCGCCTCCCAGATCAACCCTGCCAGATCGTCCGCGCGGTAGAACACGCAGTCCACCCGCAGTGCATCCGGCGCGGTCGTCGTCACCGCCGCCATCATCGGCCGCGGAAAATTCACCGTCCAGAACCGCGCATCGAACCGCGAAATCAGCCCGTCGGCTTGTTGCCGTCGCTCGGTAGCCAGCCAAAAGGGCATGATGAAGTCCTCCGCCTAGCCAAAAGAAAGCCCCTCCCCTTCAGGGGAGGGGTTGGGGTGGGGCGTCTCAATCTCATCGAGACCCGCGCTCGGGGAAAGACCCCCCCCATCCCCTCCATTTCAGGGGAGCGGGAAACGCATCAATCCGCCGCCATCAACGCCGCCTTCACCGCCCGCGCCACCTGCCGCGACGATCTCCCCAGCGCCGCCGGCGCCTCACCCGCCCCGGCATTCACCGTAATCGCCACCCGAACCTCGCGCGCACCACCCCCCGCAGCCGCCGCCACGCTCCCGCTCGCCGTCGGCACGAACAGCTCCGGCCCGCGCTCGCCGACCCAATAGGGCCGTCCGGGCGACACCGGCCCGCCCGTCGCGCGGCCCGGCGCGCCCGCCCCCGCCGCGATCAGCGTGCCCAGCAAGCCCCCCGCGTTCCGCCCACCGCCGCCCAGCACACTCTCGATCCCCGATCGCAGCGCCGCCGCCGCAATCTCCCCCAGCACCGACAGCGCGACCTTCTTCAGATCGTCGAACCCCAGTTTCCCGATCCGCACCGCGCGCAGCAGCGTCGTCTCGATCGCCCGCCCCGCACGATCGACCCCGGCTTCCAGCGGCCCCTCCAGCGCGGCCTTCATCTCGCCGACGTCGCGCGCGAACGCCGCGGTATCGGCGCGCACGCTCACCACCAGCCGCTCGATTTCCTCATCCATCCGGAAACGCCTCCCGCAACCGCGCGATCGTGCCCGCATCCGGCGGAGCCTCTTCGCCGTCGCCGCACACCACCCGCACCAAAACCGACAACTCCGCCGGCGTCGCCGCCCAGAAAAGATCCGGCGACCACCCGAACATCACCCCCGCAAACCCCGCGAGACGCGCGGCACTGTCACTGAATTCCTCCCCGGCACGGGGAGGGGGACCGTCGAAGACGGTGGAGGGGGCGGGCCGCGAGCACAGCGCTTGTGGCGCACCCCCTCCACCACGCGCTGACGAAGCGCGTGGTCCCCCTCCCCGTCCCGGGGAGGAATGAAGATCGGTACTCACCGCCCCGCCAGAATCTGCCCCAGCAGCACCCGCAACGCTGGCGTCACCCCCGCCAGTCCCTGCCCCGCGACCGCCTCGCCCAGCGCGTCGCGCGTCAGCCCGGCCGGCGGATCGCGCAGGCAATGCCAGAACAAGGCGACCATCTCCCCCAACCCCAGCCGCCCCTCGGCGGCGCGCTCGACCAGCGCGAACAGCGGCCCCAATTCCTGCTCCGCCGCCACCAGCGCGGCGAACGTCGGCCGCAACACCAGCGCCTCGCCGCCCACCCGCAACGCAGCCTCCCCGCGCACCGGATTCGCGCCCTTCTTAAGCCCCTCCCCTTCAGGGGAGGGGTTGGGGTGGGGCCTGTCCGCGCGCACGTCGGTCTCGGTGAAACTGACACGCCCCACCCCCAGCCCAGCGTCAGGTTGGTCGGGCTCCCAGCCTGACCTGAACCGCGCGGGGCGCGGTTCACCTGACGCTCCTGAAGGGGAGGGGTGAAGAGTATGCCCGCTCACGCCGACACCACCACGCCCGAACTCTCCAGCGTCACCGCATAGGATCGCTCGCCGTTGAAATCCCCGGCATAATCCAGCCGCGTCACCAGGAACTTGGCGGTCATCGACGCCCCGCTCTCGAACGTCAGCCGATAATCGTCGAGCAACCCGGCCAGCGCATTGGCCTTCACCCGCGCTTCCGCCGCGGACCCGGTGAACACGCCCGCCGCCGAGACGCTGACATGCCGCACCCCCGCGCCCGACAGCAATTCGCGCCACCCGCCCGAATCCTTCGAGGTCACGACAACGGCCTCGCCGTTCACCGAGAGCTGCGTCGTCCGCATCCCCGCGACGGTCGCAAACACCGGCGGCACCGCCCCGTCCCCCACCTTCAGCAGGAACGCACTACCCTTCTCGATCGCCATGATCTGTCTCCAAAAGATTGATCCTCCCCTGCAAGGGGAGGTGGCGCGCTCTTGCGCGACGGAGGGGTGTCGCCCGTGCGGTCGGAGCGGCACCTCAGCAGCGGCGACACCCCTCCGTCAGGCTTCGCCTGCCACCTCCCCTTCCAGGGGAGGAAAACTTGGCTACGAAACCCGGTACACCCGCACCGCAAACTCACTCGCCGCCACCCAGCGCCCCTCGCCACCGGCAGCCCCCGGCGCCCGCACGATCCGGCTCCGTGCCAGCCGCACGCCCGCGATCCGCCAGCCATCACCGATCTCGCCCGCCAGCGCCTCGATCCGCGCCTCGACCGCCCCGATCAGCGCGCGCAGCCGCAGCGGCCGCTCGCCCGCATCGTGCAGCACCACCGCCACGCGCCCCTCGCGCCCCGCGACATCCTTCGCGCCCCAAGTCCCGAGCACCGGATCGTCGATCACCGCATAGGGCAGCGCCGCGCGCACCGGCGGCGCATCGAACACCGCCGTCAGCACCGCCAGATCGGGATCGCCGCGCACCGCCGCGACCAATGCCGCCTGCACCACCGCCCCCGCGCTCATCGCCCCAGCCCTCCAAGCCAGCGCAGCCCCGGCTCAACGACCGCACGACGCAACAGCCCACGCCCGACGATCGTCACGCGACTTCCATCCCGCGAAACCCGCACCCCCGCACCCGCCAAACCATCCGAAATCCGCGCCGCCGCGCGCGCCGCCGCCGCGGCCCCGATCGCCTCGGCCCGCGCCACCGCCCGCGCGATCACGATCCCGTTCCCCCGTCGCGTCGCTCCGTCATCAGTCGCACCCGCCGAAACGGTCGCCACATTGCTGCCACCGCTGCCGGCGGCTGCGCGCCCGCCGCACGATCCTCGAACAGATGCGCGATCAGCGCCACGATCCCCTGCGCCACCGGCTCGGGCAATGCGTCCCAAGTCGCAGCCAGCCCCGCCGTATACCCGACCGAAACCGTCGTCGCCGCGCCGGGCCGCACAACGCGCACCCAGCCGCAGCCGTCCGCCGCGATATCGACCGCATAGTCCTCCACCGCCAGCCCGCTCACGCCGCTGATCGCGCGCACCGGCCCATAAGTCAGCGCCTGCCACCCCTCGCGCACCGGCAGCACCTCCTCCACCGCACGCTCCAGCAGCAGCGCGCCGGTGAACGCCTCGCCCAGCCGGATCGCACTCCCCGCCAGCCGTTCGAACAGCGCCTGCTCGGCCTCGCTGTCGCTCCGCAAAAAACCCCGCGCCGCCGCCACCGCGGCAGCAATCCCCGCCGCCGGAATCACCCCTGCGTTCATCGCCGCCCTCCCGCATGATAATCGTCCATCGCCCGATGCCGCGCGCAACCGCGCTGACTCATTTTCCGTTCGTGCTGAGTAGAGACCGAGTAGCCGCCATCGGCGGCGTATCGAGGGCTCGTATCGAAGCACCTCGCCACGCGCCTGTCATGCAGGACGAATGGGCTGGCACCGAAGGCATTGGCTTCCCCGCCAGCCCTCAAACCAAAAAGGCCTGCCGCACCCGCGCCCGCGCCAGCGTCACCGGCACCGCCGCCGTCCCGCCCGACACGATCGTCGTCACATCCTGCGTCGATCCGTCATCGAAGCCGTACCGCACCGTCACCACGCCATCGGCCACGCCGCGCGCACCCCAGCCGAGCGTCAGCGCATCCGCCGCGCGCGTCACCGCCGATGCGCTCGTCGGGATGCGCGACGTCGCCCCCGCCCCCGCCTCGATCTGCATATGGCTGATGTTGAGCCCGCTCGTACCGTCGCCGGTATAGGTCGGGCCAAGCGCGGTTGCGGCATTGCTCAGCCGCACATCGATCACGCCCGATCCCGATCCGCTCGGCGTCGCCACCAGCCAGCACAGCCACCCGCCGGGGGCCGTCTCGATCCCCGCCACCGCACCCGCGCTGCTCCCCGAAACCGTCCCGCTCGCCAGATCGAAAACGGCGTGCGGCACCGTGCCGAACAGTGCGACCGTGGCGGGGGCCAGCACCAGATAGCGTTTGGCCGATCCGCTGCGTTCGCTCGCGATCGCGCTGATCGTGAATGGCTCGCCCGCGACATGCGCGAAAGCATTCGCCCCCGCCGTCCGCACGCGCCGCGCACTCGTCGCATTGTCCTCGATCAGCGCGGTCGCGGTCGCCGCGATCGCGGTGCGGCTCCACACGCTTTGCGTCCAGTCCTGGCTCCATGTCGCGCTGTTGGTCCGTGCGGGTTCGATCAGCACGCCGCGCGGTGCCAGCGTGACGGGATCGAAATCGAACCGCGCCACGTCCACCACATCGCTCGCCAGCGCGCCGCCCGCATCGCAACGCGTGCCCGTCGATGCGCGCGCGAACGTCGCCCCCACCGGCAGGCTCGCGAAAAACTCGAACCCCACCCCGGCCCGCCGCTGGCGCAAGGCCAGCGACGGGCCGAATCCGATCGCGCCCATCAATATAGCGCCAGCAGATCGGTCGCGGTCGTCCCCGTCGCGCGCACGAACTGCGCGCGCACCGGCAGCACCGATCCGCTGGCGAGGTTCCGCCAGATCGTATCCGCCCCGCCCCCGACGCCGCGCAGCACGATCGTGCCCCCGGTGCCGATGAACAGCGCCTTGGGAATATCGACCAGCGCGATGCTGTCATGCGGCACCACCGCCACCGCCCGCGTCGCCGGCGCCGACACATGATCGGCCGCAAAAGCAAATTGATCAGGCATTTTGTTCCCTTTCTAAATCCTCCCCGTTCACGGGGAGGGGGACCGCCAGCCCTCTTCAGGCTGGTGGTGGAGGGGGCTCTCCACGAGCGACACCGCCCCCCGGAGAACCCTTTCCACCTCCGGGCACCTCCCCGCGCGCGGGGAGGTGCCCATCCTCAGCTCGCCGAAAACCGCATCAGCTTGATCGCCTCGCTGTTCGACACGCACCCGCCGACCCGCTTCGTCGCGTAGAAATTGACGAACGGCTTGTTGCTGTACGGATCGCGCAGGATCGCGGTCTCGGTCCGCTCGGCGATCAGATAGCCGCTGCGGAAATTGCCGAACGCGATCGCCAGCGCATTCGCCGCCACATCGGGCATGTCCTCCGCCTCGATCACCGGATAGCCGAGCAGCGTCGCGGGCTGCCCTGCGGCGAGCGACGCCTGCCACACGAACGCCCCGTCGCTCGTCTTGAACTTGCGGATCCGCGCCAGTGTGCTCGCATTCATCACGAAGCTCGCCCCCTGCCGATACGGCGCGCGCAGCGCCTGGACGAGGTCGATCAGCCGCTCCTGCGGATTGCTCCCGAAATCGCCCGCCGCACCGCTCGCGACATATTGCAGCGTCCCGAACGCGCGCGTCGCGTCGCCCGTCGCCGCCACCGCCTGCGTCAGGAAACCCTTGGGCCGGTTCGTCCCGTTGCCGCTGACAAAGGCCGCACCTTCGGCCTTGGCGAATTCGGTCGCGATCTCACCCGCCAGCCAGTCCTCGACATCGAACGCCGCATCGTCGAGCATCGCCTGCGATGCGGAAGGATTGGCATACAGATCGCCCATCGGCGGCGCGATCTCGGTGAACACCGGCGTCGCGGTCTCGGGCCGCGCCGCCGTCTCCGCCGCCCAGCCCGAGGGCGTACCCCCCGTCGTCACCAGCTTGCGATAGCCCGCCGATCCCACCTTCACGACATTGGCGATGCTGCGGATCGGCGAAATCGCCTTCAGCGTCGCATCGATCACGCTGTCGATCTCGCGCGGCACCGCAAACCCGCCCGCGTCCCCCGTCACGCCGGTGAACGCCTTCATCTCGACGGTCGCCCCTGACCGCACATAACTGTCGAACGCCGCGTTGCCCAGCGGTCGCCCGCCCTCCAGCACCGGCCGCACCATCACGTCACTCATTCGTCGTCTCCCGCTCGAAAATCATCTCCACCCGCGCCGCCGCCTGCATCGGGATCGCGACCAGGCTGATCTCGACCAGCTCGGCGCGCAGAATCTCGCGCCACACGCCCTGCCGCGTTGCCGTCGCGCGATACCCCACCGACAATCCCGCCAGCGCGCGCGCGCGCGCCAGCCGCGCGACCTCCGGATCGGACACCTCCGCCTCGATCCACAGCCCGCGCGGCCCCTCCCCGATCGCCAGAATTTCGCCCACTGGCGGCCCGCGATGCTGCACCAGCAACGGCACCGGCCCGGCCTCCGCAAACGCCCCCCGCCGCACCACGTCGCCCGCACGATCGACCAGATCGAACACCGCGGCGTGCCCCTGGAACCGCAAACTCCGCTCATCCTGAGGAGCGACTGAGCTTGTCGAAGGCGCGTCTCGAAGGACGTGCCCCTGAAAGCGCATCACGCGCCCCACCCCACCATCTCGCGCTTCTCGGCATCGGTCAGGAACGTCGCCGCCGTCACCATCCGCCACAGCCGCTCGCGGTCCTCGACCAAAGCAGGCACCAGATCGGGATCGACCGCCATCGTCGCGCCGGGAAACCATTCCGCCAGCCCCGCCACCAGCGCCGCGAGGATCGTCTCGGCGAGCGGCAGCACCGTCAGCCGGAACAGCGAGCGGTTGGCTTCCTTGTAATTCGCATAGGTCGAATCCCCCGGCAGCCCGAGCAGCATCGGCGGCACCCCGAAGGCCAAAGCGATCTCGCGCGCCGCCGCCGCCTTCAGCCCGACGAAGTCCATGTCGGCGGGCGACAGCGACAGCGCCTGCCACTTGAGCCCACCCTCCAGCAGCATCGGCCGCCCGGCGTTGAGCCCGCCCGCGAACCCCGCCTCCATCTCGTCCTTCAGCCGCCGGAACTGCTCCGCCGACAGCGCCGACCCGTCGCCCGGCTCATAGACGAGCGCCCCCGATGGCCGCGCCGCATTGTCGAGCAAACCCTTGTTCCACACCGCCGCCGCATTGTGCACCGCGATCGCCGCCGACGCCGCACCCAGGCACCCGAGCCCGTAATGATCGTCGACCGGGTTGAACGCGCGGACATGGATCACCTCGGTATCGGCCAGCCGCGTCACCTGCCCGCCCACCGCATAACGATACGCCGCCGGCCACCCCCGCGCGTCGGCTTCCACGCTCACGCGCTCCGGCCGCAGCGGAAACAATCCCGCCGCCGCGCCTTGCGGGTCGCGCAGCACCTGCACGAAGGCATTGCCGTGCAACAGCATCTGCGCCGCCACCGCCTCCAGCAGCGCCACCCCCTGCACCCGCGCCGCCACCAGCGCCCGCAGCGCCGGATCGGACACCACCAAGGGCGCACCCCCGACATGCTCCGCCACCACCTTAACCGCGCGCTGCGCCACCGCATTGCCGAGATACCCCGCGCGCACCTGCGCCTCGTACGACCGCGGCCACGCCCCGCCCGCCGCCACCGAACCGCCACGCGAAAGCGCCGGACGCGATCCCTCGCGCCCGGCCAACCAGCCGAACATTCTCATAAGTTTCTCCTAAGTCCTCCCCGTTTACGGGGAGGGGGACCGTTCGCGTTCTTCACGCGAATGGTGGAGGGGGCTCTCCACCAACGACACCGCCCGTGGCGAGCCCCCTCCACCACTTCGTGGTCCCCCTCCCCGTCCCGGGGAGGACTAGAAAGACCGCACCCGCGCCACGCCGCGCGCGCCCAGCATCAGCTCGGTCATCGCCCACACCAGCGCATCCGCGCGATCCGGCGACCGCCCCGGCCCCTCGTATCCGCCCCCGGAAACCAGCCCGCACAGCTCGTCCTCCAGCGCCGGAAACGCACCGACGTGCCACGCCTTGCCGCGCTCATAGAGCGCCGCCACCGGCTCGGCCCGCGCCACCTTGCCGCGCGACGCATGGACCAACCGCACCGGCAATCCCGCATCCGCCGCCAGCAAGGTCGATCGCACCATTTCCCCGCCCTGGTTCTTCTCCGCGATCACCCGATCCGCGCCGACCCGCGCCGCGCACGCCGCGACCGCGCGCGCCCAGCCCTCGGGCGACGCACCCGCCACGCTCGCATCCTCGATCACATAGGCAAAGCCATCGCGCCCCAGCGCGACCGCCACGATCCCGCACGCATCCCCGGCGTTCGCATCGGCGCTCCCCGCCGGCGGATCGACCCCGACGACGACGCGCGTCGTCTCCGGCACTTCCGCCACCCGGCACGCCTCCAGCCTCGCGCGTGTCCACAACGCCCCCGCCAGATCGTCGATCAGCTCGCCTTCCAGTTCCTGCCGCCCGATCCGCGTGCCGCCATAATCCGCCTGCATCGCATCGACGAAGCTGCGCGGCAGATGCGGATTGTCGCGCGTCGCCCCGCGCGTCTCGACGGTCGCGGGCAGCGCCATCACGCGCCGCATCAGCTTCGTGGGCCGCGGCGTCGTCGTCACCACGATCCGCGGTGCCTCGCCCCCCGGCCCGTCCAGCCGCATCGTCATCAACAGATTGTCCCACGTCGCATCGCCCTGCCGCCATTTGCCAAGCTCGTCGCACCACGCCGCATGATGTTCCGGCCCGCGCAATTTCTCGGGCGCTTCGGCCGAATAGACCGTCGCGACCGCGCCATTCTCCCAGCGCACTTCGCCGCTGGTGCCGCGCCACGTCAGCGTCTCGTCATCGCGCGCCACCGCCAGCACCCCGCTCGGCCCCTCGATCATCACTTGCCGCACGTCGTCGAAGCTCGCACCGACCAGCGCAATCCGCGCATCGGGAATGTCGCGCGCGATCTGCACCACCCATTCCGCCCCCGCGCGCGTCTTGCCGAAGCCGCGCCCGGCGCGGATCAGCCACACCCGCCAGTCGCCCGGCGGCGAGCGTTGCCCGTCATGCGCCCACGCCCGCCAGCGCGTCGTGAATTCGCGCCGCTGCGCCGCATTCATCGCGCGCACCGCCACCAGCCGCTCGTCCTCGGGCAGCGCCAGCAGCCGGTCGAGCAGCTCAGCACTCGGATCGCTCATGCCCCGCCCTCCGCCCGCGCCGCCCGTCGCGCCTCAAGTTGCGCGAGTTTCGTCATCAGCACCGCGTCGGTTTCCTCCGAAGTGGCATAACGCTTCAGCGGGCCGTGGCGCCGCGGTTTGCCGGGCGCGTCGCGGTGAACTTTCAGCAGGGTCAGCGCGAGCGCAACGCTGTTCGGCCCCATCGCAATGTCTTTGCTTTCGGCCAGGTCGCTGCTCTCGTCCCCGGCCAGCGCGTGCCCGACAAGCTGCGTTTCGAGCATTTCATACCCGAGCGCGAGCGCCTCCTGCCAGCACGCCGCAAACGCCGGATCGCGGCGCCGCAGAAGATAGACAGCTTTCGGGTCCACCCCGATGACGCGCGCCGCGCCGCGAACATTGCACGTCGCGGCCAGGTGATCGAGGAAACCGGCGCGCATCGCCTTCGTCCAGCGAACGAAGTTGCGGGGCGTCGTCGCTCTGCTGTCTTCAGGCTTTTGCCCCATACTTACCGCCCCCGTTATCAGCGTCAGAAACGCCGCGAGCCGCGCGACCAAGGCTTTCGCCCCGACCGCCCGGCCCGACTCGCAATTCTTCAGCGTTCCTGTTATGTACCGAATGAGCGTGACGATGTCAAGTTAAATAACCGATTTGGTTATACGGCGCGGCACGCTTGGTTCGTGGCCACCCACTCGCCAGACGACCCGTCTTGCGATAGCGTCCTGCGATGATCGCGCGCACCCTCCGCATCGCTCTCAAGGCCGCGCTCTGGTTCGTGCTCGCCTCGGTGCTCTGGGTCGTCGCCTATCGCTTCGTGCCCCCACCCATCACCTTCACGATGCTGGGCGATCTGCTCGGCGGCCATTCGGTGACGAAGGACTGGACGCCGCTGTCGAAGATCGATCCCGACATGGCGCGCGCCGCGATCGCGGGCGAGGATTCGCGCTTTTGCACGCACCACGGCTTCGATTTCCGCGCCATCGCCGGGGCCGTGGCGCGCAACGCGCAAGGCGGGCGGATTCGCGGCGGCTCGACGATCAGTCAGCAGACCGCGAAGAACGCCTTCCTGTTCCAGGGCGGCGGCTATGTGCGCAAGGCGTTCGAAGCATGGTTCACCGTCCTGATCGAAGCGATCTGGGGCAAGCGCCGGATCATGGAAGTCTATCTCAACATCGCCGAAACAGGCATCGGCACTTACGGCGCGGAAGCGGGTGCGATCCGCTATTTCAACCACGGTGCGGCAACATTGTCGCCGTCCGAAGCCGGCCGCATCGCCGCCGTCCTCCCGCTCCCCAAGAAGCGCGAAGCCGTCGCCCCCCGCGGCTTCGTCCGCCGCCACGGCAACCGCATCGCCCGCCACATCGGCTTCATCCGCCGCGAAGGATTGGATAGCTGCCTCAGCTAG